ATCGTAATATGTTTCTGTAGAAACAAGATATACTAGTTCTGAAGGATCAAGACCCCAAGGTCCTAGGTCACGGCGTAGTAGACGTAGATCAGCAACAGTAACCTTACCAGTATTTGTAACTGTTACGGCTGATGTAGCATCATAGATTGAAAGACCCTTAACAGGATCAGAACCTGAACCAGCTCCGCGTAGGAAAGCCTTGTCAACTGCACGAGCAACACGACGAACCATGCCATCACGGATGATAGGAAGTAGAACTACTAGTGAGTCTTCTTCTTCTTCGTAGGCTAGTCTCTCGTTTGTAGCAACTTTGTATGAATTAAGTTGAATTTCTTTTAGAGCGTGTGTTAGGTTATTACCGGCAGAAGCAGATGCTCCGAAGCTAGTATTAGCCATCCAACTAGCTGAAGCAGCTTCTGGATTAACTGGAATAGCCATAACGTTTGTGGTCATAGCGATTTGACGTAGTGTAGGAGCAACTACTAAACGACGACGAATTTCCATTTCCATGTTTGTGGAAACTTCTGTTTCCCAAACTGAAGTACCTGTCTGGTTACCAATGGTAAGACCGGTAGGAATATGTGCGCCTGATTTTTCGATTACTTGACGACCGAAGCGTGTGTCTTCGATTGACTTGCCCATGATCTTGCTTAGTAGAACAGCTTTTTCACGGTCAGCGTAGTTTGACTGGGGAGCGCCTGTGTCAGTAAAGCTCATCTTTGAGGTTTGAAGCTTAGCTAGTTCGCTAACTTTTTCCTTGATTACAGCTTCTAGACCAGCTAGTGAAGCTGATGATTGGTCTTCGAAACGCTTTGTAATGTCGGCTAGTAGACGCTCAGCACCTGACTCACCTGACTTGATTGATACTGCAACAGCGGCAGCTACCTTAGCATTTAATTCAGCTTCAGCAACAGCTTTTTGCTTTAACTCAGCAGCATCAGCAGCTTGCTTTGTTAGTAGGGCTTGTGTAGCTTGCTCAGCTGCCTGCTTTGTTGCGGCTTCGAGCATTTGTTTGATTTCTTCTGGAGACATAATCCATTCCTTTGGAGTTGTGCTTTTTACCTCTAACTCCGAGACATTCTCGGGTAGTTTAGCAAATTGCTTTTTAAATACTGTATAGTCTTCTGCGTTATCAAACGCTTTAGCTAAACTGAAAAGTGTGTTTTGGTTACAAGGAACTGAAACGATTGAGATTTCAACCAGCTCGATTTCCTTTATCATAAATACCTCAGACCCAGAATCATATTCTGCATCCAAGACTTTAAAGCCAATCGAAAATGCAGTTAAAACATTGTCTTTTACAAGATTAAATATTTCAGCTGCTGCGGAGATTCTTGCTTTAATCCATAAACCTTTACTATCCACCCTGTGTTCTACCATTCTACCTACCGGATCATCATGATCGTGGAACGCTAGAATAATAGGGTTTTTAAGATAATTTGTTAGTCCAGCTTTCCAAGCTGCGGCACTAACAATATCACCAGTTCTGTCTATATCGCAAGTACTTGCGTACCCTTCGATAAAGATGGAATCGATAGCATCACCCTTTACTGGTAAGCTATCTTTTAGGTTTAAGGGTAAAGCACTATTAACATATAGTACTTTATTTTTATTCATTTGTGTCCTTATTACTAGCAGAACTAGGCGGTTGGGTTGGTTGCTTAGGAGCGCCGCCTACACTTGGATTTGACGCAGATCCTGCTATATTAGCTGGAATTCGTAAATCATCGCTTCCTGGTTTTGGTGTGTAACGTAGTTCTTCTCGAGCTTCGTTTGGTGAAATAATTCCGGCGTTAACTAGGGTACTGTGATAGGCTGCTACATCCTTTAGTTCCGGCTGAAGAGCACTTACTGAACTAGTAATTGCTTGGACGTCGTAACCAAAATATCGTTCTAAGGCACTTACATACTTTGTAACTATAGGCATTACGGTTTCTAGATAGAACAACCGTAGATTAGGGGAAATATTTGCGTTATTGCCACCATCTAGAAGAATTGGTGGCACGCCTAGAGACTTAAGAATCTTTGTGTCGTGAGTTTTAATACTAATATCAAAATCCATTTCTTTGAAGGATTCTGATAAGTTAAAAACTGGCTTTAGTCCTGAGTCTAGAATCATCGGCTTTTTAGCTCCGTTTTTAGGGCTATATCGCTGAGACCAGTAAGCCATAGTTTTATCTTTGGCTGTTTGACTAAGTGTATTATCTGAAGTAAAGATTAAACCAGTAACTGCTCCGTTTTCAAAGAACTGTTCTTGGAAGGCCTGCATTTTATATAGAATCTTAATATTGCGGTCTGCAGACGCTAATCTACTTGTACCTCTATAAATAGAAGTACTATTTAAATCTTTTATATGAATAATTTCCGCAGGCTTAAATAGTGTTTCAGCATTGTATCTATAACCACTAATAAAAGTTTTAGGGTCTGTTTCAATAATTACTCTTGAAGCAGGTAGATGGTATAAGTGAACACCATCGTAATAGATAAATATGTTGCCTTCTAGTACAAAGTCTGTGAAGATATTGTTTCTGAATTCTTGTGTGCTTTGGAAAGGATTAGGAGTATAGTTTAGTAATGTGTTTAGCGTCTTTTGACGAACACCACTAGCAGCTATACCATCAATTTTCTTATCTTTAATGTCGTAATCCATACTACTGCATGCACTAACAATCATGTTAGTACCGCGGTTTACTGATTCTAAAGCATTAAAGGCACTAGAGTAACTAATAAGGTAACTACTACCAATAAAGCTACCTTCTTGACGTGCAATGATTTCCTGAGCAGGATTTAACTTTTCAGTGTTGTCCCCAAACCAATTCTTGGGATTATACCAAGCCATATTTTTCCTTAGTAAAACTGAGCAAAGGTACCTACAGTACTAACAGTCTTAAGATCTGTTCCACCGTTAATAAACTTTTCTCTTTGTTTTTGTATCCACAGGGTTTGTTTTGGAGCACTGATCGTAGCAGGTGCTTTTCCATAAATACTGTGTAGCTTGACATGGTGACTATTACACAGCGTGTAAACGTCGTCGTAAATTTGTTTATGGTGAGACTCGATGAATTCATCGCGTACTGCTAGAATACCTGCGTCTGTACTAATATCATAGCTCTTTTTGTGAGCCCAATCATTAAGTAGTATAGTGATACTATGTGTATGATGAAGTTCAAGGTCTTCACCAGTATCACAAATACAGCAGTGATCGCTCTTTTCGTATGCTGCTTTAGCCTTGTCTCTGACGTGCTTTACTGCAATACGTTTATTATCCGTATTCTTTGCCATTTTTATCACCAAATTTTTTCAACTCACTTATTATAGCACTATAGCACTCTAAAGTCAACAATAAAATTTTACTTGGTACCAAATAAAAAACCCCGATGATTTTATTATCATCGGGGTTTTATTAGTTAAATATACGACTAAACCAGTTAGTCTTTTTTACATTACCTTTTACTATTTCTAGTCGAGATATTAGGTATTCATTTTCGATCTCTAACTCATCAATTTCAGCTTGTAGTTCTTGAATGAATGTAGTACTATCACCATAGTTTTTTATAATAACAGGAGGCTTTTTATGACAACGATCAAGTTCGGCCTGTAATTCTTTTATAGTAGAAACTTGGTTGGCTAAGGCTGCTATATGTTCAGAAGTAGAGTACTTTAGCAACTCTGGATTAGCTAGTATAGGTTCATACTCAGCCCTACAAAGAGGAGTTGGAAACGTAGTATTTAACATCAACTCCTTATTACCACAGTTGATAAAGTACGTTTCCATTATGTCGATGTGGTCGGAATGACACTCTAGCAATACTTCTTGGTTGTAGTCATGATAGCGATTAAACTCTATCTGCATACGAACTGTTCCCATACCTTTGCGTAGCTTATCGTAGTGCTGACGCCAACGTACGGGAATATCAATAGACTTTCCAATGTAGAATCGTCCTGATTTAAAAGTTAGTTTATATATTCCGCTTGTCATATTGTGTAACTATAAAGTGCGTATCGCAGTGCGTCCGCAATGTGGCTAGTATGGTCGTGAACTGGTCGCTCACGTTGTAGTGTGTTGCTAGTATCCCACTGGTATTGGTCTAGCATCAACAAAGTATTACTACAATGTGGTGACACGCGTAGTCGACCCTGAGAAATAATAGTTTGTAAGTAAGCAATACCTTCCAACACCTGCTTTTTAGCTTTGATCGTAGCAATATTGTACGTATAAGCCAAGTCGCCAGCGAACTGTGCGGCAGCACTGTCAATAAAGATCGTTTCGATACCCCATAACGCATTAAGGTTAGTTATAGCTTCAGCATGTTGTGAGGTTGTTACTTCAGACGCTTGATACTCGTCGACCACATGGAATACATCTTCTTCTGCAATATACGCTATAACAACGAAAGCAGTAGGGTCTCTGTATCCAGGATCTAGTCCTCCGATTACTTCTACTTTACTGTGAGTATTGCGATCAAATTCTGTAACAAACTTGCTTGTATCAAACTCGAAGATTTGACCTGCGAATACTGTGAATGACGCTAAATACTCTTGTTCGAACTCTGCTTTAGTCATGGAAGCCTTCGCTTCGCTAACGTCTTTGTCCGACATGCGTTCATTTTCGGTATAGTCAGCTTGTAGGGAACACCATTCTGGGTAAGCACTGGAAAAGCCACGATCGTAAAAGCGAGAAAACCAGTTGTTCTTACCACGCGGGGTTGAAATAAAGATTGCTTTCGAGCCTGGGCGATCTAGGGTAGGTCGTAAGCTAACATTAAATGCTGACTCAGCGTCTGAACCAAGCGCAGCTTCATCAAAGATGATTAGGTTGTACGATCGACCAACACATGAATCAACTGTCGATAGAGAACCCATACGAACTGAGGAACCATTAGTAAGCTCGATTACTTTATCTTTTAGGTTGTCCTTTGCTACCTCAATATCAAACGTTTTAATCAGCTTGCGCTGTAGTTCAAAGCTAATTGACGATAAACTAAAGTTAGGCGACATGATTAACACGTTACAGTTCGGTACAAGAACCACTAGTTGCCCGATCACATTAGCAATAAACGTTTTGCCTAGGCGGCGACTAAGAGCAGCAGTAATGAAGCGGTAGTCGGGTGAATTAACAGCGTTAATAAGGGCGATCTGCGGACGGTTTAGGCTTTCCCAGACATTAGTACCACTAAAGTCTAGTAACTTTAGATAGTTTTCAACTGGTAGCTTAATAAATCTGGTAACAGGATCAAAGAGTTGTATCTCGGTACGAGAAATATTATCACGACTAACAACAAGCGTCATAGTGGGGTGCAGATTAGGTTATGGGAAGCGTAGACCCTATCCCAACACATCTTACTGCAGTTAAAGAAGTTCTTTTCTCTAAAAAGGTGTGGGCGATGTTCTACAATTGAATAGTTTAGTGAAGTAATAAACTTACGTAGTTCTACACTAAGCTCACCACGATCGTCTTCAACATAAAGAATAGGGCGATCGCGAGTAATTGTGTTTATAGCTCCACGAAGTGCTAGGATTTCATAACCTTCTACGTCTAGCTTAATAAACCCTACAACCGGTAGGTCGTAGCTATCAATAGTAACAACCGGCACGTCGTAAGTTCCTAGACGACTAACCCCACCAATACCCAACCCGCCAAAGTTACCTTTGACTGAATAGTGGACTTTTGGCATTTGAACCACTCCAGCCACGTCACCAACAGCTGCGTTATGTACTGTAGCAGCAGTAGCATTTTTACGTAACAGCTTAAACACTTCTGGCTGAGGTTCCCAAGCATGAACTTTATGGCCAGAACATAACAGTGCTTGACTAATAACACCTATGTTTGCTCCAATGTCTAGGCAGATACCTTCTCTACTGTTAGCCAGCTCGATAATCTTTTCTGTTTCGTCTGGGTTGTACTCGCCGTAGTACCACAGTGAGCGGCCAACATACTCGTCTTTTATAAAAAAGGTTGTTTTACCCCAACGACTATCAATTGTTTTTAACATTTGCTAACAATTCCTTTACAACCTTAAATACAGCATCCCAGTTGTTAGGGTTGCGGAACACTTTTACTGAAGGATACCACACATTGGCGGTACCACAACTTGAATCGCCCCAACGGAAGTCGGTATCCTTTTTAGGCATTAAAACCCAACACGGTACGTCTAGGGTACCTGCTAAATGCACAACTGAGGTGTCTACACTAATTACTAGGTCTAAACCCCGCAAGTACTTAGCCGTGGCCATCCATGAGGACGGGTTTAGATTAGTAATTCCCTTAACCTCACGAGCACCAGGACTAAGGTTGTACAGTGAGACCCCCGGGCGTGATAACCCTACAAAGTGATGAATACCACAAGATCGGTTATAATCGTTAATATGACCAGGTGATCCTGCATTAACTATACCAATACGAAAGTTACTAGTACCAAAGTCGTGTGGTTCAGGTTTGATCAGGTAATCATGTGGGGCTTCATCGACACCGAAGTAACGAGTTAGCGAACATAGGGGAACACAACACGTAGCGTCGGTGTCACTGACCTTTGTAACTACCCTATAGTCAACGTAAAGCTCGTGTAAACACTCAGGGATCTGAATCCATACCCTATCAAAGTAGCGTTCCAGCAGACGAGCATAACGCAACCACTGAAACTTATCGCCTAAACCTTGTTCCGCTAGGACCACTATTGAGGTTCCCCTACTAATACCATCCCAACGTGGTAGTGTCGTATCTATTGGAGTATAGTTCGTGCTCTGATAAAATCTAAAGTCGTAGTTCACAATAGCTTCATCACGGTAAGTGATATCACCCGATAGATAACGGCGGTACTGTGCAATCCCTAGGTGCCAACGACAAGACTGAAAGTCTGGGGTTAACTTTAGGGCTGATAGGTAGTACTCGATTGACACATCATCGGACTCCGCCATGTAGTTCATTAAACCTAGATTATTTAGTGCTAGGTCATAGGGTCCGTAGGTGTTATCACAAAATGGTATAGAGTGATTAGCAGCGTTTAAATAACAATTATAGGCTTTCGTATCCTCGCCTAGGTACTTATAACAACTACCCATGTTTAGGTAGAGTTCTTTGAATATTTGACGTTCTTTTTTGAAGAACATCAGGGCTTTCGTATAGTTGGCTTTTTCTAGATAACCAACACCTCGATTGTAGTAGTTCATAGTTTGTTTTGTAGTAGTCGTTCTAACAACCGTTGGTGGTTGCTGAGATCGTTGATTTGAATGTTAGTTTGGGTGGTAGGAGTGCGGTCTTTTAGCTTTTCAAGCTGAATTTGTCGGTCTAGTTGTTCCATTGTCATTTTGTGGGATAAGGCGAGTAGGTCCGCAATGTCTTTTGAGGACCCAACGTCTGCATCGTCTAGCTCTTGAAACTTGCGGGAAATAAGGGTATCCATTGCTTTGCGCAGCATAAAACGGTTGTTGAAGCCTTGATCGAAGAAAACCTGATCAATGTAGCGCTTTACTTCCGGACGGGCTAGGTAGTCTAACACAGTAGTCTCGGGAAGGTCTAGTTCTGCGGCGACTTTAACGTGAGACTGAGATACGAGATAAAGATTTGCGATCTCCAACGCTTCAGGGGATATTTGAAGAACTTCGGCAGGGTGGACATTAGGGATGGTTGACGTTAACATGGGTGATTTCGTTAGTTGAGAGATTATTATAGCACTTTGGGAAAGTTTAATCAAGTGAAAAAATTTTGGGGGGATCGTACGGTGTTTTGGCACCGAAAAGGCTGTGGAAAATTTCTCAATATGGCCGTGAGGTAGGGCCGTGGGGTAGGGTATACCCTTAGGTCTCGGAACCGCCCCCGGTTTGAGCAGTTTACTCAGTTTAACCACTTTACTCAGAAAAATCAACTTGAATACTTTACTCAATTAAATCAACTTAATCAACTTAATTAATTTACTCAGAAAAATCAACTTGAATACTTTACTGAATAAAATCAGTTTAACGACTTTACCCACTTTTGGCCGATAGCGAAAAACTATCGTCGCTACCCCGGGAAAACCCCTAGAAAATAATTTGCTGTTTCTGGCGAAAAATACCCCACAAGCGGCGTTTTTTGGTATACTAAACGCTGGCGGCAGGCAAGGGAGGTACTAGGGGTTAACCCTTAGTACCACATGGCGGGGTAGTTAGGGTTAACCCCTAATACCCCATAAGATACTAGTAACTAGGATAATATTATGAATATCTACTCCACCACATACTCGAATGGTTATGTTGATTTGACAGTATGCCCTGCAGAGGCATTCGATTATATCAATTATGACGATGCCCAAGTGTTTAGTATCTCGGGCAAACCAGTATCTGCCGAATACTTTTTCGCTGAAGCACATTATCATAAGGCTCAACAATACCCTAGGGGTGAAGATTTTCTTGAGGGTGTCCGCCGCTCCTTTCATGAGTAAATAGTTACTCTATCCCTTTTATATACTCGGAGAATATACCATGGCAAAATCTACCCGTTCGGACATTGCAAAATTTTTCGCTGATACTCGCCGTTGCGCAAAATCACGGGCAAAGCGTCCCGAGTATAACTGCGCATTCGATGAGAATATCACCATCGATTATCTTATCGGCCTATACTATGCGCAAGAGGGTAAGTGCGCGCTCACCGGCCAGACTATGGAATTGATTAGGGGCGGAGATTGGAATGGCGGCAAAAATCCTAATGGCTGCAGTATCGACCGCATTAACCCGGCCGAGGGATACTATATCGGCAACGTCCAATTATCTTGCGGAAAGTATAACGTCATTCGGGGTAATATGACAATGGCCCAATGGCGCGAGATGGGCCGAATGATAGCAGACAATCCAGCCCGTTAATAATCACCCCCCAGATACTCTGGGGGGTATTTAAACTCCAAGGAACAGTATGGACACCGAATCGATTATTCAAGATTTTATAAACAATATCTGCTTTAGTAGTTTCACGCCGAATCAGATGCGAACTATGCTTTGCGCAGTAGTTGAGGGAATGAGTATAGACCAAGCGGCGGCATTGTTAGATACTATTGGAATGAGTATCTCTGATATAATCTAAGCGCTGGCCGGGGTGAGCGCTGGCCGGGGTGAGCGCTGGCCGGGGTGAGCGCTGGCCGGGGTGAGCGCACTGCTTTGGTGCGCACTGCTTTGGTGCGCACTGCTTTGGTGCGCACTATTTTGGTGCACATAGTATCTGAGGATACTAATAAGGGTTTACCCTTATTAGTATGTTTTGATATTAGTTAGGGTTTACCCTTATTAGTATGTTTTGATATTAGTTAGGGTTTACCCTTATTAGTATGTTTTGATATTAGTTAGGGTTTACCCTTATTAGTATCTCCAGATATTAGTATCATTTTCTCCTTAAAATTGGCGCCAGTATACCCTCAACTATATACTGGCTCGCCCAGAATTTTTGCGCCAGTATACCCCCAACTATTTTCACATAAACTTTCTACTTGGTTGCTTCAAGCGACTGTTGCTTTTTTACAACGGTGTGGGCGCCAAAATTGTACCACACGCGGCGGCGCTTGTCAAGAACTATTTCGTAGGTGTTTACACCTATTGACAAAAAAGATTTTGGTGGGCGCTAAGATGTAGACCCCTTGCATCTTATCAGCGCGGCCGCTTAGCAAATAACCACACAAAAAATAAGACTTGCGCGGCGGGCCGATTTGCATCATAATAGATTCATCGGATCAGGAACTAAAGGAAAAACGAAAATGAACGCTACCCAAAACAACGTGCTTGCCCTCTCGCTGCGTCGCGATCTGGCTGATGCTGCTATTGCTTACGCTAATCGTTGCGTTGAATACTCGCTGAACCCTACGGGTGATGGGGCATTTGATGCGATGATGGATGCCGAACAAATGATGTTCGACCTTATCACCGAGGCTCGCGATGAAATCCGTTTCATGGACGAGCAAGAGGCGGAAGGGATGGACATGGAGTTTTTTGCATGAAAAAGTTTTTTGTGGAGGTGTTGCAAGCGTTTATCGCTGCTGCTATAATCGGTTTCCCTTTCTTTTTGTACTTTTTTAACTGGAGCAAATAATGGCTGAAAAAATTGTGAACTACACGGACGAACAAACCTCGGAACTGTTGGTGGCTTGGATGGACAGCCCAACCCGTGAGACTGTTAACGCTTTCGCGTTGCAGTTTGGTAAGTCCGTTCGCTCGATCGTTGCGAAACTGAGTCGCGAGGGCGTTTACGTTAAGGCTGATAAGGTGACCAAGGCGGGCGAGCCTGTTACCCGCAAGGATGACCTTGCCGATCGGCTGGCTGCGGCTTGCGGGCTGACTGAGGCTGAGGCTGATTCGCTCACCAAGGCATCCAAGTCGGCGCTGTTCAAGGTGCTTGCCCGTATCGGTTGACAATAGGGGGAAACCCCTATTGACAGCCAGCACATTAGGGGAAACCCTAATGTGCGACCTTTGCGGTCGCTTGAAGCGACTGTTGCTTTTTTACAACAGTTGGTGCGCCAAAATTATACCACAAAAACATCGTGGTGTCAAGAACTATTTCATAGGGACAAACCCTAACCCCTAAGCGACTCGGGCGAGGTCCCCACCCATTGTAGCACGGATCGGGCTTGTGGTCAACTAAGGACAAACCCTAGGTTGCGAAAATACAACAAAAAAGATTTGCAAAAAGTTGTTGACGGGTTGCTGGTTGGTGATAGAATACACACATGGACACAAAAAACCTCCTCACCCTTGCCAGAATGTCGGCGCTGAAAACGTGGGCAATTCTTGAGCGTCAGCATGGTGTAATGCCATTCCCTGATTTTGCATTATCGAATCGGTTTACTAAAACAGCGGGCTGCTGTTATATGGCCGATAATCGTATTGTGTTGGGTACTAAATTTTTGGCGCAATTTCCGGTTGAAATGTTTAGTATTATTATACCCCACGAATTATGCCATCAAGTCGATTTCAACAAAAATGGTACACCTAAAAATAATCGCTGGCATGGCAGCACATGGCAAAAAATCATGGTAAACTATGGTTTGCCCGCTGATACTTATCACCACTTGGAATTGAAAAAATGAATTATCTTATTATCATCATCGGTATCGTTTATTTCGCAATCGGTGTAACCCAACTAATGAAAGGTTCTGTACCGAATTTTATTATTTATACTGGGTATGCGTTTAGTAATATCGGCTTATTCATGATGGCTAAATAAGGGGTTATTATGATTATTATTCCATCGGAGCGTTAATATGACTGTTCAGCAACTGATTGCAACCCTGCAGAGTATCGAAGACAAAACCCAAAATATCCGGGTTTTGTCCGATATTTATAATTTTGCGTACAATATCGAAACTGTCCGTAATACTGGGTCGGGTATTATTATTTACGCTGAATTGGAATAACGAAAACCGAATAAGGGTTAACCCTTATTCGGTTGGTCGCTTGAAGCGACTGTTGCTTTTTTACAACAGTCGGGGCGCCAAAATTATACACCACCGCGGCCGCGCTGTCAATAGGTGTTTACCCCTGTGATAAAAATACAACAAAAACAACCACAAAAAATAGGGAAAATACTTACACGCGGCGGCCGATCCGTGATACACTAGGGGCTAGACAACGAGGATATTAAATGGCAATTAAGCGGGTTCAAATTTACGATATGGATGGTACTATTGTGTGCAGTTTGCATCGTTATCGCACAATCGACGGATTGAGAATTGATTTAGATTATTGGAAGGAAAATCAATCTAAGGCGATGGGTGATTCTCTGTTACCATTAGCGGCACAATATAAAACAGATTTAGCCGATCCAAACTGTTTCGTTATTATTGCCACCGCTCGGGTTATGGGTGATAATGATTATCGGTTTGTCCGCGAGATACTCGGAAACCCCGATTATCTAATATCTCGCAAAGAAGGTGATACTATATCGGGCGGACTATTGAAGATTAAGGGTTTGCAAAAGTTTTTTAATCTAAAAAACTTCAAAGATGCTGAGATAACCTTTTACGAAGATAATATCCAATACCTAAAAACAGTATGTGATAAGTTTGGTATTCGTGGGGTATATATTCCGAGTTTGCAGGGTCACTAAGGGTAAACCCCTAGTGACTTTTCACTAGGGGCGTGAGATACTATCTTTGCTGGGTATTCCAGCGCGGCGAGTTCCGGCCGATCCGGTAACTAAGGGTTAAAATGAAAAACTATTATCTTATTCTCGATACTGAAACCACCATTACTGATAAGGTAGTTGATTTTGGTGCAGTAGTATGTGATACTAAAGGTAATATTGTCGCACAATGTGCTGTTATTATCTCGGGCATATTCGGTGTCGATGACCTATTTTATGACCAAAAGTCGTCGGGTATCTGGGCGCGTAATAGTATCGACCGCCGCATGGCAAACTATAATGCCATGCTCAATAATGGTACTAGAATGTTGGCTTCAGTATCGGCAGTTAATCGCTGGCTCGAAAAGGTTGCCGCTAAATATAACCCTACACTTACCGCATATAATCTCGCGTTTGATAATAGTAAGTGTATCAATACGGGTATCGACCTGAGTATGTTTAGTAATAGATTTTGCCTTTGGCAAGCCGCCGTGGGCAATATCTGCAATACTAAAGACTATCGTCGGTTTATTATTAGTAACCACCTTTTCAATAATAAAACTATTCACGGAAATATGACGTTCTCCACTACTGCCGAGGCAGTAACCGGTTATCTCGTTAATAATATGACTAATGAGCCACATACTGCACTAGAAGATATTATCGGGTATGAGTTGCCCACGCTGGTTTATATTCTAAAGCGTAAAAACTGGAAGTCGAAGATTACCCCTTATAATTGGAAGGCCCACCAAGTAAAGGACTATTTCGTGGCTCGATAATAGTATCGGGTAGAGTATCAGGGGAAACCCTGATACTCGGGGCGGTCGCTTGAAGCGACCAGTTGGGCTGTCAATAGGTGTTTACCCTTAGTTGCGGGGCCGCCACAAATAACCCCACAAAAAATAGGTGTTGACGTCGGGTTAAATTCTTGAGACAATACATTTATGGAATCGAGAAACAGCAAAGGAAACCAAACGGCGCAAAAAATAATTCTTGACAAACCTGAAAAATCTGCTAGAATAGAATCTTCAACAACGCAAAGGAAATTTAAAATGACCACCGCAACCAAAATCGTAAACTACACCGAATCGCAAACCACCGAATTGGTGTCGGCCTATCTTGACAGCCCAACGGCTGAAACTGTCGCGAGTTTTGCCGTGGCGTTCGGCAAGTCGGTTCGATCCATCGTGGCAAAATTGAGCCGCGAGGGTGTGTATCTGAAAGCAGAACGCACGACGAAAACGGGCGAGCCAGTCCAAAAGAAGGACGCCACCGCCGACGCAATCGGCGCGGTTTTGATGTTGACGGAAGCCGAAACCGAATCGTTGACCAAAGCGAATAAAACCGCGCTTGTCAAGATTTTCGCGGCTCTGGCTAATTCTCGGCCAATCTGAGATAAGGGTATCGGCTGGATTATCCAGCCGATACCCTATAATCGTTTTTTTATACTAAGGGGAATATTATGTTTTTCGGATTTTGCACTTCTGAGTTTTCTTCTGCCGAGGTTATCTGTCAAGTTGAGGGTGATACTATCGAGGATATTATTTGTGGATTTGAAATGGAGGATATTGTTTTCGACGAAGCATTTGCCGACCACCGGATTACTGTTATCGAAGGTGATTATGTGCAGTTGACGCAGACCTCGACCTATACTGTCGAACGATAATAAAAGCCAGTATTAGGGTAAACCCTAATACTGGCGCCACAAA